TAGAGACCTTGAAATCAGGTGTTTTTGGCTCTTTAGGCGTTAAACTATTGTCATAGATACGAATTCTGTTATTAGGATAAAGTGCAAACTGTCCATTTTGCAATTCAATCAGATTATGTGACTTATGTTCGGTAGGATTCTCACTTGTTGCATAGTCAATCACATCTGGATCTTGATGATAGTTATCTAGAGTGCAGATATACGTGCCTTTTTGAAGTCCAAAGTCACGTGTGTAACACTCATAATCCATAGATCCAATAAATTGTTTTTGAACTGCAACAACTCCATAGTCCATACAATTCCAGAATTGTAGATTAGGTAGATTCAGGTCAGGATCTGGTGTTTCAGGACGTGCTACAAAGGCACTGATAGGCAACTTATCGTACATCGCAGCATACTCTGGTAAGTATGTCTCAAAATAAAAAGCACGTCCAGGTATTGACTTAGCTGATACCCAGACACCTTTTACAAATTCACCCCAACCACTTTGGTGATCAGTTAGATACTCTTTACGAACCCAGACTTCTTGTGAAGGTAGATTGGCGATTAAGCAAGACATATGTTAAGTTTTTTGTTTTAACTATTTACCTTGCCCTCGATATTTTTTCTTTTTACCATTACGAGAAGTTGCCGAGAGAAGAGTTCGAGGAGAACGCCCTTGACGAGTTTTCTTCGGTGCTCCAGGTTCAAATATAACCTTATTCTGTCCTTTAGCCATTTAGAGTATCTCCATTAAATAATACGAGTTTTTTCATGTCCCACACGAATTACAGGGTCACACCAGATCTCATAGTCTTTTGCTTTCGCATCAAGACAGAATGATACATCCTCTCCGCACATATCTTGAACTTCACCCGAGTTAAAGACCTGCATCTTCGGAGCAAACCAAGGATACTCAAGATTCTCAAAAACACCTTTCTTAATCAAAACCCAACCAAATCCAGTGTAATCAACTGTAAATGGTTTTTTACGTTTCTGAATGGTCTCTAAAGTTTCATGATTCATCACACCACCGTTGTTCTTAAAGTCGTCTTCTTCCAACCAGTGAGCAACGGATGTAGTATTACCGTCTTCTGTGCAATACCATCCAGACATAATATCTTTGTCATGAAAGACAAGACGATAGAACTTTTCAGTGTCAAAGACAATATCTGAGTCAATCCAAAGTTGGTAATCATATTCCAGTTTACCATCCCAGGGTTTCTGACTTGGACCACGAAGAACATTTGCACCAAGACACTTGCATCGTGCAAAGTTCACCATGGATGAATAATCCTGTGAAATTTGAATTGATGCACCTGCTTGCACCAAATCAAAGCAAAGTTGAACAAAGTTTTTTAGAAAAATATATGAACACCCACGACCAGGAAGACAAAAGACAACTGACTTACCCTTGACCATTTCTTTTGCTTTGTCAAGATCAAATGTATCTGCTGACTTTTTTGGAGTGTTTGCGATAACTGTAAATCCTTTAGCCATATGTAAAAAATTATTTCATTATTATTTTACCGTGCTATTTAGAAGTTGTCAATAAGATGCTTCAGTGTATGAAGGTGGTGATAACTGAACTACTTCAACTTCTTTAATATTAATCTCATCTTTTTTAATTTTATCACAAAGTTGCTCAAAGCTAAGACTGTGAGCAACTACATTGTCTCTTTGATAAATGTGATATATCTCTTCTTTTTGCATAATTTTTTTCTCCGGGAAATTTTTTACAGAGAGATGTTTTCGATAGTTAATTTGTTATTCTCAAAACTATAATCGAGAGTGTCTCCCTCTTCCCATTCTAATGTTTCTTGCAGTTCACTTGGAATGTGAATGTAGTATTCTTCTTTTTCTTCATCATATCTAAATTCTGCTGTATAGTCCATATGTAAAGTATTTTTCTTTATATATCAATTTAGAATTCTAACAAGGATAAATGCAGAGAATAGTAGAATAATATTGAGGAACTTTCTGGGGTGTCTGATTAACCAACCAGCTAAGATGACTTTCCAAAAATTCCAATAGGGGGTTGTGGACATTTTTATATACCAAAAATTTTTTTAGAGAGAGTGATATTGAGTTCGGGTTTTCAAAGTTTTATAGCTTAGAGGGACCCAAAAAATTATATAACGCATCGCCCCCCGACCGCGCAACCAAACGCCCCCAAATCACTGTCAAAACGGATACTTAAAAAACGCATAGTAACTGCCCTCAGTATACACCAAGGGCAGCACAGTTGTCAAGTGTTTAGAACTGCAATTCAAACGCAGTAGGAATACCCAGAGCGGACTCAATCATAGGCGATTCGATATACTCATAACCGCTTACATTATCAGCAACGAGTGTATCCAGAATGGACAGAATTTCATTGCCAGTGTTACCTTGACGCAGCAGGGAAACCATTACGGACTTGGACATTTTAAGAAGAAAAGTGTTAGAAACTGTTGTGGTCGGAGAGGTATATTTAATGACCCCTACTCTCCAGGGTCAATGTAACTTAGAAGTCGAACACGTCAGAGTTAATCTGAATGACATTTACCTTGGGGTCATTATACTTAACTCCGTCACCAGTTACTGCATCTGAACCAACGCAATCACAGAAGGTTTGATAATCACCACACTCAGAAGCAAGGTGATACAAACCCTCATCATTGTTGATCCAGAGTGCAACATTCCAGGTTTCATAGTTCTCCCAACCGTTATACTCAGTGGAGAGAATGTTGCGTTGGAAAGTGGTGCTCACTGTGTCGTCGTTCGTTCTTACACTACAGAGACACTTTAAAAGCCCCCATGTTTAGTTACCTCAGAGTGTCGGCGATGTTATCCAAGACCTCAGATATCACCTCACAGCTATCCCTACCGTTCTCCTCTAATTGTTGCATTAGGTCTTGCAGTTGTGGTAGAATAGTGGCAGTACGGTGAGGTACTCTGAGAATGTTCATTTCACCCAGATGTCTATACTTTAGAGGTCTCATAGTTTTGTTAACATAACTGGGCATATTTAGGGGGGTTATGTTAACAAAACTCAAACCCCTTGATATCACTCATTAATGTCACAGTAGATGTCAAAGAGCTCCCGAAGTTTGTCCTCGGAATAAATGACTAACTGTGCGAGACCTATAGCATCAATGAACTGCGGATCTTCCCCAGCCCAATCTACTAAATCTCGCAGACAGATTGCCTCTGCTACCGTGTCTCCTTGGAATACTTCTTCAAGGAGAAACTGTGCTTCTTCAGTAACGCTCTGAGTGATCATTTGTTAAACCTTTGAGTGTCCTCCTAGTATATATCAGATGGGGTGTATCTGTCAAGGGTTTGTGATGCCTTCTGTGCGGTCCTGGGAGTGTCTCAGAGGGGGTTGCATTTCTCTGAGGTTCGTGCTATAATGGACCGACTTTAATCACAACCAAACTACACAAAATTAACCTTTTCAAAATAAATATCATAGAGAAGCATTTTCACCATTTTGGCATACATTTACTCCATCACAAATAATGTAAATCAGAAGCAATACATTGGTTTAACGCGCCAAGCAAATCCTTATGATAGATGGAAACAACATCTAGAAGATAGTAAGTATAACTCACAAAATCCTATTCATCGTGCTATTCGTAAATACGGATTGCAGAACTTTAAGTTTAGAGTTCTTGAAGAATGTGCGGATGATAAAGTAGAAGAAAGAGAGATACATTACATTGCAAAGTGTAATTCATTTTATGAAGGATACAATGCTACTTTAGGTGGAAACATTCGTTATGATACTGATGCAAAACCCATAACACAATACAATAAAAAAGGAGAAAAGATAAGGGACTTTGCATCACTTAGAGATGCAGCAGAGTTTATAGACAAAGAACAAAGTGCAATCAGTAGATGTGCTAATGGTGAAAGATTTTCTGCTTATGGGTATAGATGGAGTTGGAAAGGTGACAGATTGCCTATACTTCAAGAAAGCAAGTATTGTTCACCTTACTATGGATACAATCGTAAAGGTGAGTATAAAGAATGGACATCAAGTGTAGAAGCTGCGAAAGAACTTAAGTGTGGCAGAAGAAGTATCACAATATCAGCAAATAGTAAGAAAGAAAATAAACTTCAATGTCGTGGTTGGTATGTATTCAAGATGAGTGAAGGTAAGATAGATTTTGATGAAATTACTTTTGCAGAAAGGTATAAACCAACAAGTGAAAAAGCAAAAGAAATGGTGAAAATTAGATGTCAAAAAACATAAAAAAAGAGAGGGATTTGTTCCCTCTCA